CCAAGAATGGAAACTTACCAAGTATACGATCAGTCTTTTTAGTTGCATCACCACCGGGTATAAGATAGCCTGCTTGATTTTCTTCTGTAACACCAAGAATATCTTCTTTATATCTTTCCCAACCAGACTCAGTACCAAGACTATCAGAGTAGTGTGTGTTTTGTAGTGCATTCTCTGCAAAAGTCTCAATACTATTTCTCATGTTAGGAGCAAAGTTAGTCTGATACAAACCATTCTTACCTTTTAATGGTAATTGGTTTTGACTTGTTACAGCTTTAATCCAGATAGCATTCTTAGATTCTTTGTATGTTTGTAAAGCTTTAGCATAACCAGCTTCATTACCTACATAATCACCAGCACTAGGTAATTGTAGACTTTCTAACTCCTTAAGAGATGAATCTACTATTCCACTATGAAGCTCATAGCCTTCACCTAGTATCATCTGGTTTTCTGCAACAGCTCCTTTACTTCTAAATAAGCGTTGTACCTTAAACCCCATTTCTGAATCAGGCTTAATACCATACTGTTCTAGATACTCAAGAGCTCGATACTGATAATGACTTAGTATATCTTTTGTTTGATATAAATCATTCTCTTTAAGAAAAGCAACTAGGTCTGTTTCAAGACCATCAAAGTTTTTCTCAAGCTGTGCAAATTCTATATCTTTAAGATAGCGGTTACGGACTTTACCAATCTGTGTTAGATAATCACCTACTTCTGTATCACCTTTTCTATATGCTTCAGCCCGAAGGTTCTGCATCTTAAGGTCTTCACCTTTAGCTTTAGTAGCATCAAACAGCTGCATAGTCTTAGAGTATGTGCCATCCTCTAACCTATCATTAAACACTTTGATAGCTTCAGTTTTACCTAAATACTTTTCAGTGCTTGCAAATAGATTCTGTGCGTTCTTAGCTAAGGTAGGAGACAAGCCAGCCCATGTCTTTGATAACTTGTCGTTTTCAATAGCTTGTCTTTCTAACGATTTAATTTTGACGTCTGCATTCTGCTTGATAGACTTCTCACGCATTTCACGTGGTTTCTTGACTTCAAGATCGTTAAGCAGTCTTCTATTGTCAGCTTCTTTAGCTGCTTTCTTTTCTAATCCAGAAGTAAATGCTTGAGATTGGATACGGTTTTGTACCTCAAGACGTTCAAGAGCCTGTACCTGTCGGTCATTCTGCACTTGCATGGCTCGTAAGCCGTCATCTAATCTTCTGTTCTTTGAGTTACCACCAGAAGCGTACCTCTTGTAGTTTTTTGATGTTGCCATTATTTATTTAGGAGTAAATGCTGTTACTACGCTTGACGCTGCTCCAGCTAAACTTGATATACTTGTACCCCATACCTGTGCTGCCGCTGCTGATGGAGATATCATAGCTCCTTCGATTGGCTGCGGTCCAAAGTCATAATCCTGATATACCCTTGGGTACATGTATTGTGCTTGTGGTGTAGGTAATGGTTGAATTGGCATAGGTAATACGCCCGGATCTAGCATTCTTGCTGCGTAAGCATTTAAGTCTGCGACAGTCCGATCTCTAGATATAGCTCTCAGTGTGCTGTTAGACTCTATTGTAGCATTGTCTAATGATAAGTCAAGTAGAGTCATCTTAGTAGCTGCCTGTAGAGCTGCTGTTGTAGATAGCTTGTCCGCAGTACGACCAGTAACACCCCTTGCTCGGATTGTACCTTCTGCTTGCATAGCTTCTATCATTGCATCTTGTTTTGCGTATAAGTCTTCAGTATTAATTTCTTTTAACTTGCGTTTTTCATTTAGTCGAGCTTCTCGCTCTTCCATAGCGTTGACGCCAAGCTGGTTATAGTATATGTCCTCAGACTTTGAATACATTCTTTCGTTTGTATCTTGTTGTTGATTACGTATCTGAAGATTGTAGTTATAACTTTGCTGTTGTTGTGCGTCTTTGTATGCTGCGAGCTGTCCTTCTTGCTTGGCTCGCATTTCTATTTCTTGTACAGCATACTCACGGTCAGCTATGGCAGCATCTTTTTGCATCTGCCATGCCTGCTTGTCGTATTCATACTGTGCACCTACCGCCTCATTGCGATCTTGTTGTGCATCTTTAGCTGCGTCAGAGCTTTTCTTTGCTCCGTATAATCCAACAGCTGCACCTACAACTGGTGCTAACCATACCCATGAGTTTTCCAAACCTGATGTTTCCATCTGTTGGTTCATCATAGCTTTGGCAGGGTTAGATGACATATTAATATCAGCGTCCGTCATTGGGACGCCGAAATCATTTAACATCATATTAAGTTCTCCTGTAAAATCTAGGTGAGTATATTCCTTCCCACATCATCGAGTTCAGAGAGACAGGAAATGGTGAGTCGTTAAATAATCGTAGTGTAAAGTTGTCTGGTCTTTGGTGTATAGGTAAAGTAAATACAGTATGATCTGAAACTGCAATATCATTAGCTAGATATTGGTCAGCATTAATAACTGGATTTAGACTATACCATTCATCAATGTATATAAGTATAGTAGATTGGTCTGCTGGTGCAGAGCTAAAGGTAATCTTAGGTAAAGCTCCAGTTCTGTCAACTGTAAAGGCTGTTTGTACCACGTTGTTTACTTTAACTTTAATCTGGTCATCATCTATATAGTTGATGTCATCATTAATCCAAGGATATACTGTTGTAGATCCATCACCTGTATACTCTTTCTTACCTTGTCGTATACCTTTAGACCTTAGCTTAAAGCCCATGACTCCTGATAGTCCTACAGCAAATCTCATACGAGCTATTGTAAGGTTAGCAGTAAAGTCACTCTTTTTCATATCATCATCTACTCTGTAGTACGTCTTAGGTAATATAACATCGAAGTCATATTTAAAACCTACAATAACATCACTAGCTACGCTTGTTAAGTTTTTGAATGGTACTTTAAAATATGTGTTACCACTTTCTACTACACGCTCTGGAGATATAGTAAATCCAGATTCAATAAACTGACCTGTAGCTGTAGTACCTTTAATGACTATCACAGGTGTGAGGTTAGTAGCATCGTTGTAAGGTATAAAGCACTTACTAAAGTTACCAGCTGTGTCAAATGTAACAGAGCTAGCTGTAGCATATAGATCTATACATGGGTTTAGTCTCTGCCCGTCGTTGTTAACGATAATAGCGTCATCAGGACTTTGGCTAAGACTAGCTTTACTCAGAGTAAATTGACTACCCTGTTTAGTTACAGCAAAAAATTCGTCAGAGTCTGTTGCTATAGTTTGTACTGTTCCGGGTGCGAGCCAGTTAAACCATGTCTGTAATTTAAGTTCTTTACCTTCTGCGTATGATCTAAAGAAATATATGTATCGTGAAGCTTGACCTGAGAATGCAATAAACTGGTTCTGTGCACTAGATATCATTGTATCTACTGTAGACGGAACCCATTCGTTTACAACTCTACCGATGTCAACTACCTGTGGGTTTTCGTTTTCTCCACGTGTAACCATACCAAAGACACGAGTGTAACTAGGTGTCTTACTGATAAAGTTAATAGTTGTACCTGTGTCAACAGGGTCAATCTGTGTATCCATCTCATAGTTAGCGATGGCACGTATTACTGTTTTAGCTGGAGTTAGTACACCGTCAGCTGATGCCATGATAAACTGTTGGTTTGCACTAAACAGCACAAGACCTTGAGTAGACGGTAGTACACTATGAAGTGCGACCGGCTTAATGGTAGTAGCACTTATATCAATAGGATCTGCGTCAGTAACTGTCTGTGCAGATGTGTGATACATGTTAAAAAACTTATCTGACTGACTCATAGATACTGTGTCACCAGATAGAAACCCTAATCTATTGTTATGAAAGAATGATTGTTGTATCTTCTGTCCTACAAAGGATGGGTGTGAGTTTGTGTCATCATCACCTACATCTCGAGCTGTCCATGATACACGTTGTAATGTAAAGTTATTCACACTTGTATTTACTAGCTCGTGTGGCATTGTAGAGGCATCTAATCCTGTAGATGTGTCAGGAGCGAGTCCTTCTTTCCAATAACCTTTACCAGATGTACCATCTTCTGCTACATATTTGAGGTAGTAAGATTGAGTCAATGCACCACTGTTAATTATCTTAACAACATGGTTATGTAGAGATTCACTAGGTAGCTCGTCAAGAGTATTTACCTGATCTCTAAAGACAGTCATCTGATTAGCATATGGTCCACCTGTACCTGTAAGAGTAAAGGAAGCATTACGTACTAAACGTATGTTATCTTTTAGTTTGGTTGTAGTTAATCCTGATATACTTAAAGCATCTATAGCTGTTTTAATCTTACCTAAAGCATCAGAGTATGTATCGTTGTTATCAGTAGTGACGGTCCATGATTGTCCAGCTACTGTACCACTGTATGTAGTATCAGTTGAGACACCTGAGATTTTGATAGTTCCTTGTCTGTTAGCGTTAAATGTAGGGTCAGCATTCTTAGCTGCTACTACAGTTCTGTTAGTAAGTATAGATTTATCTTGTATAGTTAGTATGTCATAGTCTGTACGTACGCCTGTAAGGTACGCCTGTGCCCCTGTACCGTACGTAACAGTACATGCGGCAAAGGTAACAGCATTCCAGATTGCAATGGCTCCTGTAGAGCCTCCTGACGCTGGTGTGATACATCCTATATATTTTTCTGAATCGGTTCTAGATATAAAGAACCACTTAGAGTTGTCGTATGTAGTACCAGTACCTAGATTACCTATGTGCTGAAACCCGGGTCTCTTTGTAAGACCGAAGGTTGGATCAGGGTAGCCGTTGATGCACTCCTCGACCTGACCGGGAAGTTTCTTATCATCAGATTGTCTAGATACTCCACCGAGATAGTTGTCAACTCGTTGAGTTACTGCTGGCATTATCGTTGTAAAGCGTGAAATGGTTGATAGCTTTGATAGTAGTTCTGCTGTCCTTGAGGATGTCCGAACATAGTAAACTGACCTTGCTGTGTTTCGTACTCATTAGCTAAAGCTCTCATTTCTCCTTCTTGAGCTCTGAGTCTTGTATACTGGTCATCGTCTCCTACTATTCTACCAGACACAAGGGTAGCTGCTCTGGCTGTTACGTAGTTTTGTATTGGTTCTGGTAAATCTACCCAGTCAAACTCCCACGTGACATCACATTCAATAGGACTATACTCCCATGTGTATCTGTGGTTCTGTCTGTCATAAAACTTACCTGATCTTCTTACTCCATCGTAAGGTCTGTTCTGTGCATTCTCTGATAACTTAATCTGTATTATGTTATTAGGAATGAGTATTTCGTTATTGTTATCTTTGTTAAATTCGTAGTGGTACTCCTTGTTAAAAGTCCATCCTTCAGATTGTACCTCTCGTGACACCTGTAACAGTGTGGCATAAGCAATCGCAACTTCCGGGTTGGTTTGATCTAGTGTAGTTACAGGAGCCTGACCACATGATGTCAATATCTGATTGATAGCTGGTAGCTCTTGTGTAGCGTTTGTGGTTGGAAAAGGCATAAAAAAAGGGGGACACGAAGTCCCCGTATAAAAAATAAAATTAAGCGTTAGCTGGATATGAAGTACCGAATGCAGCGTTACCTGTAGATCCTACAGCAGCTCCAGCGATAAGTTCAACACAAGCAGCAGGGTTTAAAAAGTCTGCTCCCATAGCTAAACGTCCAAGTATAACGTCACCTTGGTATACAACTGATACATCACCAGAAGTTATCTGAACCTGTGGTCCGATAGACTCAACAACACCAGCTCCTTCCTTTTGGAAGATTAAGCCGCAGCTGTTAGCGAAGTCAGAAGAGTTACCATAGTTACCATTGATACCTGTTACAGAAGCTCTAGCGTCTTCTGCTGTTTCACCTACAAATGAACCTACGTTTCCGGGGCTTGTTACACCGGGGTTAGTTGCAGATGCAGAACCGTACTTAGTACCGTAAGAACCAAAGAATGGAATATTCATTGACTTGTAGATCTTAATGCCTGCAATTTCAATGATACCTTGTCCACCCTGTAGGGCTGTACCTTGTGAGTCTCTGTTGATTAGACCGTTAGAACCTACACCTTGTATAAGCTCGTAGTACTGTCTTGGGTTTAACACAGCAACACGTCCTTCTTGGCTTACACCTTTCTCATCAAGAGCAGCAGCTGCATCATAGAAGGCTGCTATTAGTGAAGCTGGAACGTATGCGTCAGATGCTTGGTTGTTTGTACCAACTCTGATCTGTGTTCCGCCGGGCTCTACGAAGCCGGACTTAGTGATTGGTGAAGCTTGACGTGCACCTTTCGCAATTTGACGGAAGATAAGTCTGTCATACTTCTGAGCAAGAGCGTATCCAATCTTCTTGGAAATTTCTCCTCTCAATTCGTAGTGTGCTAGTGTTTCATCTAGCTCATATACAAACGCAGAACTGATTAATAGGTCGTCGATTGTAATGGTTTTCTCAGCTACTGGAGGTGCACCATCTGTGTTACCTAGTATGCTGTTGCCGGGTACGTGGTACTCAGCTTTTGTGTGTCCAGTGTAAACGAACTGAAGACTCTTCCCGTTTGTTAGGGTTCTCTTCATTACGAGATCTCTAGCTATAGCATTATGCTGAAAGCCTTTGAACATCTCGCCTGAGAACAACTTTAAATAAAGTGCTCTTGCGTCTCCTGTACTATTCGACTGACCCGGGCGTGTAAGAGCCGTGGTCAATGTGCTATTCTGTTGTGCCATTGTTATGGTTAAGGTTTATATTGCTTTCCTGTACAGAATTTTTCGATCGTTTATTGTGTGCCTAACCGCACCGTCTAAACGGCTAGAGGAATCCGGCATACCGGGCCC